TCATTTTAAATATAGTGTTTGATTGAAAATCAATATCAGAATCAATAAACAATAAATAATCATAATGATCTTTGTGATTTAAAAATTCAGCTACACATAAATTCCTACCTTGTGTAACTAAAGAAGATTTTAATAAAGTAAAACTAACTAATATACCTTGTTGCATACATTCTTGTTGAAATTTTAAAACAGCTTGAGTGTAATGCATAGATACTTCACTATGACAAGGAGTACAAACCATTATCTTTGCTTTTGGATTATCTAACATAGCACCTATATTAATAGTTTTAACACTAGAGTTTACCTGTTCTATTTTTTCAGTTTGATAAGTATCTGAATTAATGTTTGTTTCTTTTTTTTCAGAAAACCATATTGGTTCATTATTTTGCATTTATTGCTCCTCTCAAAAATCTTGTCCAAGATTGGCCTTTATCTTCCCAATTATAAAATTTATTTACGTAATTTTGTTGCATCTTTAAATGTTCCTGGATATCTGAATTATGAAGCATGTCTGCAGAAGCTTCTATAGCTTGAGCAAATTTCCTAGCTAAACTTTTATAATTATTTGAGTAAGGTATATAAATTGGAAAATCTGCACCTGTTTCATATATAGCACCAAAGTTAGTAGTAATACAATATAAACCCGCTGACATAGATTCTAATAATGATATACAAGATGTCTCTTCCCAAATACTAGGGTATACAAACATTCTATAATTTTTTAAATTTTCTTTAATATATTCATTTGGCTTGTAACCAATATAATTTACATTAGGTAGTTGTCTTGCTTGTTCATACAAAGCTTCATATGATTTGTCATTAGCTTTAGCAAAATCTTTTCCATATACTTCACAAGAAGAATAAACATCTAAACTAATTAATGGATTCTTAACTAATTGCATAGCACCTAATAATACACTTAATCCTCTCCAAGGTGTACAGTGATGTACTATTTTTATAGGATCACCTTTTTTATATTGAGTTAAAACAGGTTGTACTTCTTCAATACCATTTTTAATAACTATACATTTCTCTCTAGGTAAATCAAATTTTTTTGTAAATTGTTCAAAGTTCCAATTAGAGTTAAATACATACCAATCGTATTTATGGTGGTTTGATTTATTATCAAACCATGGTTTTAAATTAGGTTGGTCCCATGAATTTTTTTGCCAAAGAATATTTAACTTAGTTGAATGTAATGGTGTTTTTTCTGGTACAGATGTACAAATTTCCACTTGATTAAGTAAGCTAGGTTCTACATGCTTTCTTAAATATTCTAATTGTAACTCTGTTCCGCCTCTAGGATTTTGGTTTTTCATTGTTTTGATTCATTACTTTCTGTAAAATATTTAATCCTTTCGGAGATACTACTACTGTAAGATCTTGTGCAATATGTTCTGCAACTGTTTCAGTATTAGGATCTGCTATATCAGCTTCTTTCTCTGTTTCATCTTTATATACTTTATTAGTTCTAGTATTTCTTAAAACTATTGTTGTTGTACAATCAATTTTTAATACATCTTCGTTAGCCATTATCCATTCTCCTGTGATCTATCTACTAAAGCGTAACCAACTACTACTTCAAGTTTATTAGCGGTTTCTGCTTGAACTTTTATAGCATCTCCTGCTTCTAAATTCAACCCCTGTTCAACAGCATTTACTGTGCTTGTAGCAGGTATATCTTTTCTAAAAAATTCTATGTCTGTACTAGCAGAAGAATCTCTTAAATCACAGTTAGCTAATACAGCTCCTGTGCTATTATTAGATATATACACAGATTTTACAATAGCGATAGATGAGGTACTTATAGTTAAAACAGTAGTCATAGCTGTACCACTTAATATCTTACTAGCGTTTTTATATTGTATAGTCATTAGGATAAAAAGTAATTATATGTATCTTGCTCTTCTTTCAAGTCATTTTGAAAAGCAAAATTAAGTTGGTTTTGTAATGTAGTTAAAGACTCTAATATCTGTCTTTGATTTTCTACATCATATTCCGGTTGCGGTTCAGGTATGTATGCAGTTATTTTAGCCATTATCTTCTTCCATCTGGTTGTGCATCTAATCTTAAAGTTCCATATCTCCAAGTCTCACCAGTACCATCATTTTCTATTTTAATTGATACTAATCTTCCTCTTGCTCTTGTATCTACTTTACTAGTAGAACTTGTAATTGTAAATGGGCCAAGAGGTGAACTAGATGCAGTATTATTTGGATAATTATTTAATAGTAAAGTAATTTTTGAATTACCTGTTAATACTTTAAAATCAGGTATAAATCTTTTTACAGACATAAAGACTTCTCCATCTCCTTTATAATCAATCGTGCCGGTTCCTCCTCCAAAGGGACTTTGTCTTGCAGTAATATCAAAGTCTCCTGATTGAATAAATGCATCAATAGAGGTTGTACCTGAACTGTTAATTTGATCAGTTCCTTTTTCATGTTCGTAATAAATAGATGCTCCAAATTTATTTGTAATTCCTTGTATCGGAAAATTAGGTGTAGCACCTTTGTCATAATCAGTTGCGTAAGGTAAATCATAGATTCCTTGATCAATATAGCTTGATCTATCAAGTGAACTTGTAGTCCAGATATTTTCTCCATAATTATATACTACACATCTATTAACTTGTTCTGAACTTGCTGAAGGATAAAACCAATTTATTTCATTATATAAACTATTATGTTCACAATAAATTAATTGACTAGAACTATAATTTACACCTAAATTATCTCCAGTAGTTGTAAATACAAAATCTTCTACTAAACATGGTAAAGCTTTTACAGTACCATCAAAAACAAAAAAACCACCTTCACCCGACATCCAAAATACTTTACCATCAGAATAACTTATTGCGTTCTGTCCTATTAAACCACAGTTAGTACCAACTTGTCTTACAGAAAAAGTAAACGGTGGACCAACATATTGAATTACATATGCAGATGTATCTGTTAAAACTAATGTATAATCTTTACCTGATACTGCTCCCATAATTTCATTACCTTTATCTAATCTAAATGTTCCTGCAGTATTTGTTGCAGTGGGTAAGTACGTATTTAAATCTTCTTGGTTTGAAAATCTAATAAACATTGGATCTTGAGTTGTTGCATTACCAATAGTTGTTTCAGTTCCAAAATGAAATAAATGTCTATCTCTATCAGATACTTGCGTTAATATTGTAGCAGTTGGATTACTACTTGTTGGAATACCAGAAGTAGTTGTAGATGCTCTAACAGTCCTCGGATTACCTGCACCTGCATTCCATGTAAATGTTTTACCATTACGAATAGTTGCAACCAACACTTGACCAAAATTATCAAGAGACCATAAACCAGGATCTAAGGTTACATTACTAGTTGCACTTGCAGTTCCCCATGTACTTGATCCCCATGTAGATGTACCCCATCCTAAACCAGAAGTTTGAAACGTTGGTCCTACTATTTCATATGGATCAATTTGAGCAGACCCTGTTCCACTACTAGCACCTGCTGAGTTTGTTGGCATAGTAATTTGAAATGTATTATTTGTTTTGTTTAATACTTCAAAAGTATTTCCAGTGAAATCTGCTATTGCATAACCTGAGCTTGTTGGAACAGTTACACTTGAAAATGTTATATATCTTCCATCTAATAAACCATGTGAAGTTTTATTAACCGTGACTGTTGCTGATCCAGAGGTAACTGTAAAAGTAGCTCCTGCAATAACGTCATTATCTAAAGGAGAAATATCAAAAAACTCACCTTCATAATATAAAAATAGACCTTGTGATGTTCCAATTGCTACGTATTTTTCACCTGCAATAGATGTGAAAGCATGTTGTGCTCTTGCTGCACCTGGTAATGTATTATTTGAATTAGTGAGTTGACTCCAGCCACCTATTTTTTCAGGCAGTCCGTATCTAAATCTAACAAAATCTCCATCGACCCACTGTGATTCACCACCTGAGTCTGTGACCATTTTATTAAAACCAGGTTTGAAAAAAAGTTTTTGTAGCATACTTTAAAATATACCAGTTTGTTTGTTATAGCAAGTTGTCTTATCTAGCTGGAGTTGGTATACCAGTTGACGTTACAAAAGGGTTTTCAGCAAAAGCCATATACATATATGTTGAACCAGAACCATTAATAGCAGCAGAAGAGTTTCTCCATTTAAAACCATTGCTTACAAAATCTATCGCATCATAGTTTCCTTCAGCTGCAGAATCATCTGGAAATAAAGCATTATCCATTTCATTAAATGTATCTCTCGTGGTATCGTAAATTCTCCATGAGTTACCAGATGCACTAATTCTTTTCATCATAATAAAAGCTGGTTTAAATCCTGTATAAACAAATGTTCCATCACTACTTCCATTTCCTGTGTATCTTCCTATTTTTGAATAACCTTTAACACTATGAAAACAGTAGGCTATAAAATCTTCGCCTGATTGATTTGTGTCAGCATAACTTCCATTTGCTATAGTAAAAACTGAGCTTGTAGGTGCTGTGTTATTAAATGGATTGCTATTTGCATTTTCTCCGCCAGTATCAAAACCAAGACTATAATCAAATCCATTACCAGATAAAGCCGTACAACCAATTTTCCAACCAGCAGTCCTATCTCTATTTTTAATAATTAAAAGATCTAAAGGTTGAGTTAAACCATGACCAACTGTATTATTAGAGTTTCCTGTTCCTGTGTATCCTACAACACTAAATCCAGCAGTAGTGTTTGCAGATACAGTTGAAGTTATTGCACCATCTGAGTTTGATGAAGTTCCATTAGCAGCTAACCAATTCCATGTTACGTATGTTCCACCACTAGTATTAAAATCCGAGCTGTCTGTTCCTACTACATATCCATCACCAGTAAATGATTCTATTAAATCTTGCGTACCTTCAGCACTTGTGCTTTGTTGAGATAAAACTTTTCCAGAAGCTCCAAAACCTCTAACAACATCTGCTGTTTTATGACCTGCTACAGCATTTCTTCTTTTAACCCAAACCCAATCTGCTTGAAAATCCATTCCTGATAATGTTACATTACTTCCTGTTCCTGTATAAAGTAAGGTATTAAAATAATCGTCTGATTTATCTATTGGTGTGTAAGCCATTATCCATACTCCGCTAAGTTTTTTGTGTTAAGTGCATAAAAATTTTTTGAACTTCCATCAAATGTACCAGCACTTGGGTCGTATTCAAAGTTTCCATAACCATTTGGATCAGAATTACCTGATGAAATTGTATAAGTTGGATTACCAAAATTAACTTCCCAAGTAGATGAATTTGATGACGTACCATCAGCAACACAAGGATGGTAAACTCCAGTTGGAACACTTCCTGGATCAGTTATAGATACTCCAGTTCCACTATTTTGTATTGTTCCATTTTTTGCAAAATATAATTTATTGT